TTACATGCCAAACCCAGCAGGGAAGTAGCACGTAGACACTCGGGTCCTGAATTGTCTTGAGATGAGAGATGAAAGATGTACTTTTATAATTTAAAAAAAACTGTATTGTACTATACTGTAGACATGTCTATGTGTAAAAGAAAAAATATTCTGTGCAACATTTTGACAAAACTTTGAAAAGCAAAAGTTTAAGCTTAAGGCTTTGGCAATATTTAAAAAAGACTGATATATCCCTCTTTCCTTCATTTCTTTTTTTGCCTTATTTCCCTTTAATACCTCTCTGTTTTTTTTTGTAAAAACTTTTACTGATTTCTCTTTACATTTTCTATGCAGAAACCTCTGTTTAATTTCTCATTTCTTCTTTCTTCCTCCTCTTTTTATTCTTCATTCCCACATTCCGATTTTTATTCAGTCCTTTTTCTTTCTTTTCCTTTTTTTATTCTTTACTATTTTCTATTTCATTTACTCCTTACTATTATTCCTTTCCTTCTGACTTTATTTCATTCTTTTTTACTCCTTTTTTCTTTCCTACTTTTCTGCTTTCATACTTTTCTTTCTTTCCTTTGGATGCTTACTAATATCCTCTTTGCATCTGTTAGACCATGGTGGACATTATTTTCTGTGATGTTAACTCCCCGCTCAAATCAACGGGAACGACTCTTGAATGTCAAAACTTTTCAAAAAATCTTTTTGGTTTACCATCTGATAGGCATGCCTACCAGCTTAGATGCTTTGTGCATCCAATAAGGTATTCATAATGCGGAGACATAATTAAGAACTGTTACTAAACAACAATGTAATATGTTTTAAACTTTTTAAGCAATGGTAGATTTCCTGCCCAAATTAAAAATTTCAGTAGCCATATTAGGTAATATAAGAAAGATATGTGAGTTTAATATTATTTTTATTAAAACATTTTATTTATAGAGATATGGAGTCAAACTTACTTCAGTCAGAACATGGTTTAATAGGTTAGCTTTACTAATACATTTCTTTTTGTCTAATAAGTTTATATTTTAATAACATTTTTAGTTATGTCCCAACATTATGGAGCTAATGGCGGTGACCCCAAAAAACTTGATTCTAAACATATAGTGATGGATTTTGAAATCCTACAACATCTAGCTAAAAGAACAGTGATTAGTGATATTCAGTCAAAGCTAGATTCCTTTGTTGAACAATTACAAAGTGCCCGAGATACAGGTATGATATGAATATTTTTTTCACACAAAAGCATATTTTTAAAATGTTACCTTTAGAACATATGACTAATACTTCACGAAACAATGCTACATCATCTACCATCGGCTTAATTACAACAAAAGATAAAAACATTAATATAACCCTAAACTTAGAGGTATAATAAAATTTTATAAAACTGATTATTGCTTAATCTTATAATTAAATATTCTTTACAGCATTACTCATTAAGCGAATTAGGTCTACGAACTACAACAAATATTAGGTATGAATACATGATGTAATGATTATAACAAAGGTAAACTTATTATTATTATTCTATTTAGCACGGACGATATATGCCTTATCCTAAAATATCAGTTTCACGACAGCGCAGCAGTCGGAAGTAAAAAAAGAAAACTAAGTGAAAATAAAATGTTATCTATAGTGGAATATTCTTTTGTAAAGATCCCTGCCTTTGCTTTTGTTGATTATTTAGACAAATACTTAACCAATTTTCTAGATGACTGCATTGAGCTAACTAAAAAGGATACTCTATAACTTCTTTTTCTTTGTAGATTACAATGAACAGAACACTTGATGAAATATTACCGTTGGGACAACTTGTATTTATTATAGGTAAATAATAATAATAATAACCTTTCCTAATATAATATAAACTACAATTTATGTTTTTTAGCTGAATCAGGGGGTGGGAAATCTACATTCATAAAAGATCTTATAAATTATTTTGTACCTGAAATATCTTTATTTGTTCAAACTGGGGAACCTAATGATTTTAAAAGTATTCCCAATATACAATACCTATCTTCTGAGTTTGTTGTGCATGAAAATAACTTTTTAAACATGCCTAGGAAATCAGTAGTTATACTGGATGATTTTACTTTTAGAACAGCTAATAATAAACAAAGTAAACTTGATTTTTATAAAGTTGTAAATTATATTTTACGACATCATTCTATTACATTAATATTAATGGTACATAATCTTTATAATACCAACTTATCAAATGACATTCTTAATGCTTCACATTTATTTCTATCTTACTCGAATATTGGTTTTCAAATAATGAGGTAAGAACAACAAAATATAACAGGCCATAAAGCTGATACAGCATATAATTTATTTTTCAGAAAACTATATATGAGATTAGGTGGTTTAGAAGCTTTGTCATTTTATCAAGAAGTTCCGAAATCTTCTTTTCATTTTGCTTATATAAATTCATCTCGTAATTACATTATAAACAAAGTTGAAAATTTATTAAACACAACACAAAAAGCCATCATGTTTGCAAATAAACATTCATACATTATCCATGAATCTAACCAATACTGTTCCATGCCAGAAGAAGCAATAAGTGACAATTCAAATATAAGTGTGCTTGACTTTATTAGTTCCACCTATCCTAAACAAAAATTTCTAAAAATTGTGGCAAACATATTAGTTAAACACAGTTTAATTACTAATGATCTCTTCTTTAAAGATTTTTTGAATATACATGTTGCTGATTTTTGTGCTTATATAAATAATCGATTTGAAAAACAAGAAAACGCACGTCTGGTTAAACTTTGCAAAATGCTTCAAAGCAAAAATATAAAATTTCCACATGTATGCATAAAGAATATAACAGCAAAGCGATATTTATGTTAAACATTTCAGACATTATGCATCACAAAGAAAAGATGATTCAATGTCAGGCTAAGGAAATTTAGATTACAATTTATACATTTATATATTAATTTTAAACAGTATTCTTTATTTTAGAAGAATATCTTCCAATGTCGATTAGATCAACAATTTCGAGACATTGAATGCAAACGTTCAGATCTTAGTTTGAAATACCTTAATTGCCAGATATTTAGCCCCACATTAGGTAAATAATACTTTTTTATTCTACTAGATATTCTACATATTTTTACTTTTATGTTTAGAACCCTTTGAATTCTGTTTTCGGCCCAAAGCCCTTTTAGGTATGATTTAGATTTAGGACATATTGTCTTTTTTCTTAATAATTTTTTTTACTTACTAGATGTTATTTCAATCACCGGTGGATCTCATTCTCACCTTGATCCTTTCACAACGGCCAACAATGTTTACCTAGATACTTTTGGAATTAAACCGGGACATTTTCTTAAGAACACTGCTCCAGTACCTAATCCAGATGATAATACAAAAGTAGATCATGATATGACAATCACATTACTTCCACATCAAATAATTATATTTCCCCGAGCCATACTTGCCAATCTGGATATAGATCCATTTACAGAAGACAATACAAATATGGAACTTTATCATGATGACGAGATAAGGTATTATATTATTTATACAAATATTAATAAATATTTTAATATAATATTTTTAAACAGAGAACTTGTAGATGATCCAGACCTTATACTAACCCTGGTTTCAAACTCTGTAGTTGAGGTACATAACAAAAAAATATACGCATATTATTTGCCTGAGATATATAAGGCTATTTTAGACAGGGCGTTATGATAGAACTCCACTTTCCGAAGTTCTTAATGTGTGGTTTAATCCAGATATTCCAGTGTGTATGTATCAATATTATTATAAACAATTATTTGGGGTACATAGTTTTGTTTGTTTCAGTTGGTATAGGGTACACCGCAGAATATATAAAACAAGTGCAATCGCAACCTTTACTTTCATTGGAAGCCTTTGAAGTTCCCTTAAAATTTAAATTCAACGTTAACCATTCAAAAGAAATGTTTACAAAACCCGTTAACCGATTTATAAAACAATATGCCAATGCTTTTGATTTTTATATTTTGAATTTTAATGATGAAGCATGGGAGACTTTTGAGTGCCCAATGATATTTTCACATTGTCAGTATAACTGGTGTGTTTCTGGAGAAAATCCAATGGTAGGTTAATTAGGTTAATCTCAATATTAACAATATTTACATATAACTATATCTTTAGAATGATGAGTATTCACTGGCACTAGAGAATGCAGTATTAAGCATTTACAAAGAGTCCTGGGTAAACCTGTATTTTAACGTTACTGTTCAAGCAGAGGAAGGAAAAGTATTTTTTTATGACACAAAAAAAAAACGTAACTTCTTGTCAGAACGCTTTAACGTAATCATAAGAATGAACGACAAAACAAAATTGTTCTTTCGTCCTCCACGATTCTGGGATACAAAAGTAACTAATCAGAACAAATGGCCGCAGATCTTTTATTCACATATGATAGGGGATGTTTTACATGGTTTTGAAACAAATAATGCCCCTGGTACAAAAACATTGTTATTTGAACCACCATTCTTTTTTGTTTTTAAAACATCAAACATTGATTCAAATTTTTTATCCTTTATTGATTTCCAAAAACCAAATTCGGAAAGCACTATCCTTGCCATGATTAACTTTGATGATGAACGAAATGTTTTCCAACCTGAGTATTCACCAGAACTCTTTCTACCGTATACGGATGGTCTTTCTTTGAATACTGTTTTAGAATTCACACTACACGATTCAAAAAATAATTTAGTTCAAGTGGCCGACAAATCTCAATTATTTATAGTTTTAACTCTTTTATAATTTCAGATAGATATCCTCACAATTATACTTTTATGAAATGAATGAGAGAATTATATACTACCGGTTTAGAATGGGATCCTCACTTTGGAGGTATTTGGAGTTTCAAAAAAAAGAACAACTTAACAAATTTTTTACATTAACATATTTACTAGACAAGATCATATTAATTATTCAAAAAGAAAACATGTTTGATCTCGGCAATGAAAACATAATTCTGTGTAGTAAATATCTTTCACATGCTCTTGATGTAAATGCTTTACATGTTTTCCAATTAAGAGAATATGTTTTAAAACATCTTATAATTGTAAATTCAGCCGTTATTAATGAAGCAAAAACCCTATTTGTACATAATACTAAATATCCAGATAGGCATTGCAAGTGTGTTTTAACATTTAGTCTCAGATCTATTTTTTCCGTTATACCCACATTTCCTCAACACCAATATGAATTTACATTCAAAGAAGTGTGTGATTTACTGATATTATATATCGTGTTTAATTGCCAAAGATTTGTTGATATTCGTAATAATGAAGTTTTCATCATTAAAGACGATCCATTAAGTGTACTTTTTAAAGTTAAGGCTTTTCATAAATCACAAGCTAAAGATCTTTTACTGAATCACATCTCTATTATTAAATAGTAAGCAAAACTTACAATAATGTACGTCAAAAATATAATGAGTATATATTAAACTTTATATCTGTAATAATGTATTTTTTCAGAAAAACTGGAAAAAATGGATAACATAGAAGCATTTGAGAAACTTTTCTATGCTTTTGACTTTCCTTCACTGGCTGAAAACGGATGGATTGATATTTCCGACAATAGTATTGTTCTCACTTTCCCTGAAAAGCCTACTGTATATGTGAAGGATGCATATGATATTAGCCAAAACAGTCAGCTGTTTGTCAACAATCAATTAGTTTTTGCAATAGATTGGTTACCGATTTACACTATGTTGGATTACCTTCGTGTTAAAGACATGCTAGAAAAATGTTTGCAATCATACACAAATCTGATAGGTGAAAAAGTGTTTATTCCTCATACTTACCTATGGGCTCCAAATAAAATTTTTAATTCAGCAGTAACTAATTTTAGCAAAGGAGATGATTATATTCTTTATTGTTATGAAGACCCTAATACCTCGCAAATTCAACTTACACTTCCTGAAAGCAGTGATTGTAATACTGAGGTATCCATAAATGTTCAGATCTGTATTGGAAAAAATATTGTATTTTGTGCCCAAAGAGACTTGTCTTCTTTATCTAAAGAAAGTGATATTAATTTTATTCTACAATTTATACTGTACAAACTTATAAAGTACTGATTACAGATTATACAATATGTATTCGTACAAGATTACGTCTTTTCTTCCTCAACTGGAGCAGGTTATCGAGGAAGCTCAAAAACACTTAGGTATATTTTTAATTTATTTTCAAACCCCATTAACTATCACACATTACATTTATTATAATGTGTTTAGATCAGTGTTACACTTGTGACCAAATAAGTGGACCCTCAAAGGACTCATTGCTTCATCTGTATGTAGACTTCATGAAAAACACGCTTGTTCCTGAATTACAAGACCTAGAAGGCAAACATGCGGTTTGGTGGTCTTTTATATCAAACTCAGCTTTAAAGACCTATCTTGAAGAGCAAAAGTATATATTGCCGAAATATTTTTCTGCAAATGATTTGGTAAACATTGTAATGGATGTATTATCCAATATGTCTGTAACAGGAAATAGTGATGTTATAGAATTAAATAATGATTTGCAAATTGTATTTGACTCCTGGGTTATTTATATACCAAACCTTATGCAAGAACATCTTATGCCTCATATTATTGAAGCCCCAAAGGAAATAACCCAACAATTGACAAATAAACATATTATGAAAAATCTATTTATTGAGTCACCTTATGACATATTGTACAAAGATCCATCATCTATTTTCTGGCTTAACCCTATTGTTGATTTTGTTATTAATAAATCTACTGGTAACACATATTCTTGGCAAGATATGCTTAATATCTTTACAGATTTCTGTACAAATAATAAATACTTCTTTACTCGCCACAGTGATTACATTATAAGTGTAAATGATGATACACCATTGACACATCTATTTTACTTTAAGTTTTTTCACATTACTCAAATTGAAGCTATTCTAAGAAACATTACAAAATTTCTTGGCAGAAAAAATGGAATCTTTCAATCCTGTCCTTATCTTAAATCTAATTATGTGTTTAATGATATTAATTCAAACGAGAAATATACTAATCTGTTTACTTTTATTGATGATATTATAAACAACAATAATGCCTATCTACCTTTCACCGGTTATTATATGCATATGTAATGTTTCAGAACAATTAATAAAAAATGGCTCAACACGATAACAACTGCCCCTGTTGTGAATGTACTTTACACAACAGCTGCCCAACTGTCCAAAACCCAAATTGGACTACTATTATGCCCATGAAAGTTAATGAAGTTCTGTTTGGTCCCGTTGATATTTTACCTGAAAAATGCCTTTATGAAATAAAGGAACTGTTCAGTTCTCAGTTCATCATTATCCAGAAATATGTTTATCCCGATAATATCACACGAATGATCACTATTCCTATAGTTTCTAAAACTCCTGTAATACTAAAACCTCGTGACCCAATTGCACTTCTTTGCGTCATCCATCTAGACAATGTAATCGATATCATACAAGGTAATAAATAATTTTATTTTTATTTTATTAATAAATCTTTTAATATATCTAATTATATTATTTTTCTCAAGGTGATGAGATATTTCAATCGGATTCTGAAAATGAAGAACATCATGTGCAAGTTCCTTATGACCCCAGAGTTATCAATGAAACGTGTTCACCTGATAGCCCATGGCCTATTCGTGCAAATGCAAGCAAGAAAGTTATTGAAGGTAATATTCACTTAAATTATACTGTATGCCCCCCAAATATATAATGACATTATCTTTTTTTAAGGCATACAACCTTATACACACAATACTACAAAAGATGAAACAGCTCTAAACGAAGATAAATATGGGAAACTTATGAGTTTCAATCATACTGTTGTTGATGAAACACATTCACCTAACAATCCTGAACCTACACCTGTGAATATAAAAGAAGATATCATCGAAGGTAATTACAACCTAATAAATATAAAAAAACTTCGGCATTTGACTTGTGACTAAAAGTATCTTTTTTAAGAAATTAATAAATTATTTTTATTTAAGGTATACTGCCTAATACGAACACTACAAAAGAAGAAACATACCACAAGGATGAAAAGATGAATGAAACTTTGACAAAGGATTAGTAACTTATGTGTTATTCTTTACAATACTCTGTATTATTAAAATAATATAACCCCTAATAACAGTATCTTCACAATTCTTTTTTTAGAATCATAGAAAATGACTTGTCCAGTGTGCATTGATAACCCTCATCGTTTTCTGTCACTCTCAACAGAACCATTGAAACATCATGAAGAGGTACCATTGGTGTATAACAATACATTTATAGGTAACATAATACATTTATTACTATTGATAAATAAGTGTAGGTTAACGACTAATCAATGCATGTAAACACTTGAGATTGTTCTTTTTCTAGATTCTTTGTTATATTTATTATGGCAGCAAAATAGAAATCTATTCAAGACATATGAAGAACTTATTGAATGTCTTCAAATAACACCAAGAACAAAACAAAGTGTTCATAATGACATTAGGCATATTTTAAAATATATTACATGGACACTTAATATTAATATTTCCGTTGTCACAATAACCCGATTAAAAGATAGTTATCATACATATGATTATGAGTTTAGATATAAGTTTCAAAACTCTCTTGTAAAGCTATTAAAAGTCCCACATAAATATAAACAGATAACTGTTATACTATTTAAAAAAAAATATTACATTCTTAAAGACGAATGCAAATTATTTCCTGTTCTTATGAATGTAAATCCACAGTCAACTATACTATATAATGATAAACATGTTTTGTCAAGTCACATATTAGATATAGTTAAAGATCGTAATACAAACACTTTTCCATTTACTATTAACATATATACCTCATATTCCTTCTTGGTAAATGCAAGTTTAAAACATATTCAAACCAATTTTATTGGTCAATATGTACATAATGGTTCAAATGAAGTGTTACATATTTTAGTTACTCCGGATCTTACTAATAATAATAGTATTATGATAAACCAATTACAGTTACCATCAAATACTTTGCAATTTAACAAACATAACCTATTTGTAAATGTTCATATAACTGAAGGGGATAATGTTTTCAAACATACATTTCCTAAAGAGATTACATTAAACCAAAACTTTTGTATATGTGATCATAAAGATACTCAGCGATATATATCAACTCGCAAAAGTCCTAAACTAGGTATGAAACAAATATAATGCTAGTCAACACCTTTTTTAATATAATTAAATATTTAGCTTCACTTCAGTCACAAAAGTACTTTCTTCACGAAAACCTAGGTACCTAAAACTTATTTTTGTTTAAGTACAATACATAATTATGCAATTGTTGTTATAGAATGTTTGGGTCTTTTAAGTCCGGAATTACAACAGCAACTTCAAGTGTGTAGTGAAATATCATTTATAAGGTAAGAATATACATTAATAATATTAGAATATGCCCTCTTACCTATTGCTTTTTAGTTATGACACAGAAGCTCTTAACAAACAGATTCAAACTAGTTTGGATAATGAAATGTTCACAAATAGTTTTCAAACTGTCAACCACAAAAAAATAATTCATGGAATTCAACAATTGTACATAATCGGTAAAGTAACCATTATTTATTATTTAATATCCTAAAATATCATTCTCTGCTCATTTTATAACTTTTATTTATTTATCACAGGACTTTTTGACATTATACCAATGCGCAGAACACTAGAAATTTTGAAAGAATATCTTCCCTGCGCTTTATTTAAGAAACTAAACAAATATGTTTCATGTAGCAATGACAACTTAACATCCACTATTAATTGGACACAGTTTAAAAGTGCTCTAGACAAAAAAGATACTTCTAATTGTGCAATCCAGTTACAAAATATGTTTAAAGAACTAAATTTATCAAATACTAATGTTAAAACATTTCATTTATCCTCCAATATATCAAGTCAATACTGCATGGAACCTACCCATCAAAGAACAATTCTTATGGTTTATGATTTTCTTATATATATTTATCAAAGAAACATAATAGCATCATTGGTAAAATATATATTATTAAAAGATATATTACATAAATTAAATACTTCATTACTTACAAACACACATAAAGGAATATTTAGTTTAATACTTAAAAGATTAAATGAAATAGTATTTGAATGTGTTCTTTGTGCTTTTAATGGGTCTAATTATGACAATTACATGATAAGTAACAGTCTTATTATAATTCTGACAAAACTAAATCAAAATATTCATATATTTAAAAAAGGAGCATCTATTTCAACTATTAAAATAAGTATCAGAAATAATCTTAAAAGACTTAGAAACATTCTAGAAACAGGTAAAAACACAAAAAACGTTACAAGCCTTAAAAAGAAAACGACCGCTGATTTATGGCAACTAAATCTTTTTATAAAGGATATACGTAATTTAGTTGCTTCTAATATGTCTTTAGATAAAATAGGTAAACTATTTAATTTGAGTGTATCCAAATTATGTTTTCCATATGAGAAAGCCACTTCAATACGGGTTTTAAAATCAATCACATATTTACATCCTCATGACGACAAATTTTGGCAAGACACCTTTTCAAGTAAAAATGTACCGTTAGAACAACGAATTCATGCTCAAGATATTTTTAATAAAGAGGGGTTTACTAATCTCTATGAATACAGTAATTACTATCTTATTCAAGATTGTGTACTATTACATTCTATAGTGTTAACCTTATTTCGTAATTATCTAAACGACTCTATTAATATATTTATTCGACGAAACTATTCACAGTCTAATCTAGCATATCAACAATTTCTTATAATTGATCCATCACGACAAATTGACCAAGTATTAGCTCCAAGAAAAATCGCAAACACTTTTTACAATTATTTTATTAAACTTGCTGTTACTGGAGGACTATGTACAAGTTTTGTGCATGGTAAAGTAGATAGCAATACCATTATTAATGATCATTTGAACTTTATAGAGAATCCTAATTTAGATAATGACAAATGGCCTAACTTTGCAAATCTTAATCCATGGACCAAACATTTTATAGAAAAACCAGTAGGCATATCCACAATTGATATACGCTCATTATATCCAAGTGCAACTGTAAAGAAATTACCAGTAAGTGTACCTCTGTTTTTTACTCGATGCATACAAGCAGACTCTCAACAATTACAGCAAAGCACTGGCTCCACATTGCATGTCAAAAGTTTTTGTGACAATGTTAGAGCAAATGGCAACATTAAAACAGACAGATTTAGACTAGTTAACAAACCACCTAGATTTGCTAATGAATATAATGCTCTTAACACCTATCTGCGCAAGCTTCCCTCTGATATTCAAATTATTAGATTTCAGTCAAATTTTACAGCCTTAGGTCAATTATATTTTGGGGAATTTCCTGTTGATGGCTTTTTAGTTTACAAAAAACCTAACAACACCATGTACCACATAAAAATAATTCAATACCAATCTAATTATTATCATGGACATTGTTCATCCTGTCACATACAGAATAACGACAAACAAAAGGAATTACAAGCTAAAACGGATTCTGTAAAATCACAAATTATAAAACTTTATACTCATTTTATTAAACATTTTGAATTAAGTTTCCTACACTTTGAATATGTAGAAATATATGATTGTTCTTTTAATGAACATAAAATACCACAAATTAAAAACTATACAGTTCCATACAAAAAGATTTATTCATATACAAAATTTCTTGATGAAATTCTAAACAAAAACCTAACAGGATTTATAGTTGTCCGTAATTTAGAAATTAAAAAGAACAATCAAAATCCTATATTTGGTTTTATTATTCAAAAGGTTCAGTACGATTTAAATAAATTATCTAATTACACACAAGAACGTCTAACTAATTTCAAACCTAGTCCTCGAGTTGTAAGTCTTCACAAAACATCATCTTTTATGGTTATAAGCACAGATTATTTTCTGATGTTATACAACATGTTTGGATTTGAAACAACACCAGATATTTATCATGGACTCTTTTTTCAAATGGAACCCTATTTAAAAAATCACATTGAATTAAAACTGAAAGCACGCAAAGATCTTAAAGAACTTATAAAAAATGAAAAACAACCAGAAATAAAACAGAATTATGAAATAAAAGCAGAACTCATAAAACTAATGCTTAATTCATGCTATGGGTTTACTCTTTGCAACTTAACTTCTTCGAAATTTAAGACATTCAAAAATGCACACAATGTTCCCAAACATAAAGCTAGACGAAAAAATGTAAAGTCATGTTTAAAACTTGCAAACAATTGCTATTTATTAGAACTGAACAAAATCTCTCAAGAACCTTTTGCGACTATGTTAGGCCATATTGGTTGCACAATATTATTTCATAGTAAACGCATATTGCTAAAGCGACTGGATTTTATGTTAAAATACCTTAGTCCTGTTAAAGCCCAACTTCTTTACATGGACACCGACAGTGCTCACTTTCTAGTTAAACATAAAGAATTTGAAGATAATGTAGACGACAATTTGAAAAAAAATTTTAAACTGTTGTTTGATAAACATTTTGAAACAGGTGAAAAACTTAGTGGAATTTGGGTTCAAGAGGGTTTTTATAATTCTGCTCAATATATTGGAGAGAAAAGTTACATTCTTTATGATACTGATAAAAACACACACTTGTCCCATATGAAAGGATTAAATACATTTTTCCAAAAACAATTTTGTGATAACAACATAAACCCTAAAGAATATACAAATATTAGTTATAATATATTTTTTAAATCACCTGATTTTGCGATATATAAGATTTACATGAACAAGAACCTTTTTTCCAATTATATTCCAACTAAACGTTATTTTATATCTGCAACAGGAAGTTTACCTTTGAAAGTGTAACAGGAAATGTAAGATATTATATTTTGTATAACAAATTGCTTGTTTACTTACGATATTATTTATCTTTATTCTAGATCATCCTGTTATCAACAATTCCAAGGAATGAATATCTGACTAAAATTTCAGATAATGTCAGAATGTAAAAGTATCAACCTACCAGATGAGACACTAAATATATTGACTTTGCCACCCTCTCCAGAATTAGAAATTAATTGTGATATTACAAATCCTGATGACCGTGCTACAACATCAGAAAATGAAACATTGTCACAAATCGACACAATAAGGAACCTTCGACAACAACTTGACAAAATCTATAACTGTATTGCTAATGATCAAATTATACATATTCATAATTTTGAGAATATTAAACTTCCAAGTGTTGCTCATAATATTAAACATAAAGTTGACACCCTATTCTTTGAAGCCGGAGTACCTCAAACATGGAAAATTGACATAAAATGGACAATAACTCCTGTTTTAATTGTTCATGTTAAAATGCTTAACTATTTAGTTAAAGCAAAAACTAAAGAATTGCTTACAACATATTTCTCTAATAATTATCATAATAATTATACCTATTAATTTTTTTCAATTTTACATATTTACAGACTAATACAATGACGTCTTCATCAATAGGTTCTTATACTGAAAAGAAGATATTTACCAAGATAAAACAATTAAAAAAACAAATTGATGATCTTGAAAGTTACATTAAAAATCCTCCTTCGATTATAATTAATGGAATAATGGATATTCCATCAGATTATTTGTCTGATTGGAAAAAACAAATAACATTTATTTTAAATGTAAATAATATTAACGTAAACTGGGTTTTAGACACTATTAATCCAAATATAAATGACAAAGTACCTTATAGTGTTATAATTCAGTTTATATCTCATTGTGTTAAAGACGTTGCCTATAAGGTTCTTGTAGATTACATTACTAACAATGAATATGACAATGTAGCAATAATTAAAGATTTTATTTAACTGTATTTACAGATGTAAAAAATGACTGCTTCCTATAAACTAGCCAACCAGAAAATTCTACAGAAAACTACTGATATGGAAGAAGATATCTTTTATTTACGTCTACGAACTTTTAAAGCTCCATGTATATTAATTAGTGGCCTAGACAAATTACAAATACATAAAGGCATAAACCATTCTGAAACTGAAAAGAATTATGTAAATATTGTCCACTCTCTTTTTAAATTATTGAACATACCAATATCATGGATATTATCCATTGATAATCCTCTTGAGAGTACAAATCCCAAATGTATTCCTCCTGAAGTATTGGTCACTTTAATTACTGACAATTTAAAATTATTTGTATACAAAACACTTACAAATTACATTAAAGAAACAAATCAAAAAAGAATCTTTTTTAAATTGCTTACCCATTAATGTAAATGAAATTTATAGTATTCACTGTAATCACAAAATTTTTATCATTTAGTTTGTCCAACTTATAAATTTTTGTAACATAATAACTATAAATAATTTCCAACTGTTTCAGAAATGGAGAATGACAATATAACAGTACCACCTTTGAGGCTCAAACGATATGGAGATGAAATAGATGGACCACCTCCTACACTAAAAATTCGATATGAAGGAGTATTCAATCAATATATTTGTTACCCATACAGTGAAGCGATAATTACATTGACAAATGACACAGCATTTACAATAGAACCCAATCAATATAAAAAATTACAATTTAAGATCCTAGTTATAACTAATGTACCTGCAGTCAGTATACTTTATCAAAGCAGTTTAATTTTTCGACTTGGACTTTCATGTGTTGTAACCCAAATTCCAACAAATGATATTCCTTTACATATTACAATATTTAACCACTGTGATTCTACAAAAGATATACCTAAGGATATTTTACAATTTTATTGTCACACTGTGTTAGCTAAAATATAATATTATTTCAGATAACAATGATATGTGCTACTAAGAAGAAAGTTTATTTCAATTTAACACCAACTATAATTTATGACCCAGTTGATATGGCTGATGAATTAAAACAATACAGGAGAAATAATGAAATACAAAAGAAAGCTGATAAAGCAAGAATTGAAAGAATTCTTTCTCCTATTTTGTCTTTAGCACACCGTTATAAAATATATATGAAGTTAAATATGTACCACTAAAAACATATATAAACTTTCAGATGGAATACAGATGTGACCAGTGTGACTACAAAGCTCCTACCATATCAATGGGACTACAACATAACAATCTCGTGCATCCTCCTATATTCACCCAAATGGTAATTATCACCTATATTACATATTTTTATTACTACTGTTAAATATTTATAACTTGATTTTTTCTAGGTAAAATACAAATGCACACATTGTGACTATCAAACATCTAATGAAGACTTACTTCTACACCATCAAACATTGGAACACCCAATAACTAATAAACCGGTAAGAAAAATTGACAAAAATACAAAACAATATAAATGTTCAGAATGTCGTTTTGTAACTGACCAAAAGAAAGAAATAATGCATCACCAAGTAACTCACGCTAAATTAAGGTTTTTCCATTGTAAACATTGTCAATACAAAACTAATCGAAAGTATTATCTTGTCTCCCATACAAATCTAATTCATGACAATGTTCGTATATCATGTAAAAAATGTAATTACACAACTACTCGAAGCTCTTATTTAAAAACTCATGATAAATATGTTCATAAATAATATGATAATATTTAATTTCAGATGAAGAACGTGATTCTGTTTCACAAATCAGGACGGATAAAAACTTTGTATGATGGTACAACAATGTTAGAATATGCCCCAAATGGCGGAGATAGTAGAACTGAACACTATACCTACTATGGTGTAGAGGAAGTTGTTATTCCCCCTGGTGGATCTGTTCTTGCTGTGATAGCAGGAATGAAACTACAACATTTCTTATGGAGGAAATCCCAGTTCAATGAAGTAAAAACAGAAAATCAATGTTATCAAATAATCAACAAAGGTGTAGTGAACTTCTGTTTTACAAATGAAACTACTCTAAAGTCCATTACTGACAATGATAATATATTGGTAAGCATAGGATCTGTACCTACAAAATGTATTATTAAAAGTGTAATGTGCAAACACATTTAAAACTTATATTATCCTGTACATAAATACACACTTTAATAAAATATTACTACTTTTCCAGAATATCAAGTTGTCTTGAATCGTGCCACATCATAATAATACAAGAAACCGTAAATAACTGTTATTCATGGAGATTCCCATGTTCACATTTCATGTGGTGAAATCTGCAAACTATGAGGAAGTCCTAAACCTTTTCTGGAATCACTTTATGCCCTGGGAACCGGCTACACGCCTGACTGGTTGCTGTACCAGACCTGGGTACAGAATATACAATTTAGACTCCACGCTCAGAAGAATGCTAAAAGACAATACATGCTGGATGGCCAAACACATAAATAATGAAATTGTTGGTGTGATATTCTGCACTGAATTTATAAAAGAAGACCTACCACACAAGATTCCAACCAAAACCGAATATCTCCATCAGGGATGGCCTATTGACTTTACAAATATACTGCTTCTGTTAGACCAACTGTGCGACCATCAAAAACTAATGTGTGACAAGAAAGTGAATTGGATGCTCGATATATTTGCTCTTGTAGTCAAAACTAACTTCCGGGGTCAAAGGATAGCAACTCAGCTTATTAAAACGGCTGTGAATAATGCAAAAACTATGGGTGTTCCCCTAGTGAGCATTAGTTGCACCTCAACCTTCTCACAAAAATGTTCTATCAATCTAGGATTCAACGTAGAAAACACAATACTATACAAGAATTGGCAGTGTGATGGACAAAATGTTTTTAATGAAGAAAATATTGACCCTGTCCACAAAGGTGCAATTTCCTTCTATAAAATAATAAATTTATAATCATGTAAATGTAAAAATATGCCTTGTATTAAAATTTTTTTATTAAACAATTATGGTATGTAATAATATCAAAATATTTCAGATACTATTAAAAGGAAGAGTTGAAGCAACAAACTGAATAATCAGGATTGAAAACAACAAGTTACATATAATACATCAGGTAAGATCAAATATATTATCATTTGAACTTTGTCATAAATTAACAATTATTCTTTTTCATAACACATCTCTCTGCTGTAATTAATACATGATTTAGTTTTTAAACATTTAAAACTCTTTTAATATTTTCAGGATGGCTCCTTACACGCGTTTGGAACACAAAAAGCAAATTCAAACAATTCGAAGACTATATACTCCAATATTTAGGTTCAAAGAAGATTCTCCATTAAAAGAATATCTGTTCCAACAGAAACAAAATCAACTACCAGAAATATTTAAATTAACAACTCTTCTAACAATGCTTAAAAACATTATTCATGAATCACATCAATTTGATGAAAATAATACTTCAATATTTATATTTAATGATGAATTGAGTGCTGCTCTTAATGTAACAGCTATTCATTATGAACAACTTTATGAATTTGTACATAAGCATTTAAAACATGTGATTACACTACAGCAGCGTTCAACACATAGTAGTAGTAGTAGTTGGGCAATTAACATGTATCCTACAGAACCTAAACCTAATGCATTAACTGTATGTAAAAGTATTCCCAACTTAAAATCACAGTATATTGTATTGTCCACTTCTCCTAAAATCAATCCTATTGTACCTTTAATTGATAAAACCTGTTTTGCTCTAGAAACTGATTTGTGTGTAATAATAAAAAAACTTAGACAAGTTTTGTTTAGTTTGCCAGATTTCCCAAAACATGAATTTATCTTCACATTTCAAGATATTCAAAAATATGTAACATCTTACGTAATGTGTAAAAAAGACTTTTTTAATGACCCTAGAAACCCTGTAACTTATATTGTAAAAAATGATCCAATCGGTGCTGCCTTAAATGTAAAAGCTTTTCATATCACACAATTAGAAAATTTAATAAGACTAAGTATTACCATTCTTAAGTTTTAAACAAATATGAAAGAACTATACTCTTTCGTAAATTATGCTGTAAAATGTAACATTAACAGTTTACAATATGTGATCAGAATAATGTTGATAATAAATTTAAATATGTTAATACTTTGCTAAATTTACAATAATTTCAGAAATGCGTAATGTTCCGGACATCTATATACAGATTACATTCTAATTAAGGCATTTAGGTAATACTTAAATCTATTCTGTTTTTATGAATACAATATATGATTTAAATAATACCAAACAATATACACTTTTTAATATTTCAGATACACCATACAACATTTAATCAATACAGCATACAACATTTATCAAGTCATCATTGAATTACCGCAGTGCAAGCTGAAAACAGGTAAAATAACATTATTAATATAATCTATAAACTTTTCTAACCTTATCTAATAAGAACATTGCTATCTTACTATCCAAATTTACTTCTCTTTTAGATAATCGGCTCACAATCTAACTCTCTGATTGGTTCTCACCTGTTATTAACTTCATCATCTAAGCAAGGTAAATCTATTAAATTATATTGTTACCCCTTACTATTCTAAAACATAATCTCTAACTATTTTAGGCAATGACCGGTAACGAACCAACAAACCTGAGGACCTTCCTAGCAGACCCAAAGCAATCCCTCTTGGAAATAAACAGAAGTATTCTTAATTCGTTCTACACCTTTAAATTGGGCGCACCACTAAAGAACTATATTCTCAAAAAGAAACCAC